TTCATTAGAATGGTTGGGATCTATTGTAGGCTCAAGCTCACTTAGATCGACATTAAATTTATACACTTCTTGATCCTCAGTATCCCTATATTGCAGCTCTACAACATTTTGTACTGACTTTGATCTTAACTGAACAAATAACATCTCTACGTCAACTGATGTTAAACTATTAACATCTAAATTCTCAGGCTCTACTACTACAGCCTCTATAACTTGCTTTAAAGCATTCAATTGTGCTTTTGAATCTGCCTCTTTTCCTATTAACAATAACTTTTCTTCTTTTACCAAAAATGGTCTAAAGGTTATATCTATATTTGATATTGGTAATGTATAATTGAATAGAGGTTGATCAATCTTTGGTAAACCCAATATATTTCTCCATTATTTAATTAAATTCTTCCGCCCAATGCTCCAAAGAATGTTTGAGCATTGCTGAGAGTATTTATGGCGTCTCCTACATTGTTAGGAGTTTTAAGTGAAGAGGCAAGTGAAGTACCTGCTGTACCTAATCTTATAAGTCTCTCCATACCACCAAGAGCTCTCTCTGAACCTGGGCCAGGTCCTTCTGCTAAACTTGTATGCCATGATCTTACCTGAAAGTTGACCTGTACTCTAGCGAACTCATCATTCTGAGCCCATCCCATTGTGACATCACCTAATAGTGATGGCCAACATTCTTCACATGTAATAACGTGTATCTTGTTTGCTGCTTGATCATATGATTGTATTTCTATATTAGTTGCGTAATGTGTATGATAATGAACTTCACCAAATAAAGCTCCATTAGTTCCATCATTTAAAACTGTTCTTGGATCTATTTCAAAAATACTATTAATCCACTCTTGAAAGAAATGTAAATTTCTACCATTCTGATCTAGCATAAAACTTGCTGATATCTCTGCAGGAAGAACATTACTTGGTCTTCTATCTAATGGACCAATACCAAGTCTTCTATGATCAACTGGGTTGATAGTAGCACCTGGAATGTTTACAGCATCACAAAAGAAAATTAATTTTTCACAATCTTCTTTTGCTTGTTCTACAGCCCATGCTGGAGGTCTTATAGCCACAACATATCTGTTAGCTCTTTGTAAACTATTCTTTTCTTGTAGCGCTCCTTTGAATCTATCAAGGTTAAAATCTTTTTCATGTCCTACACGAGGCTTGTTAAGTCCTATACCTTTACCTAAATTAAAAAGGTCTCTTGCTACGTCTCTTATTTTTGCCATTAGTTAAATCTCGTTCTTCTTCTTTCTGTTAAAGAATCTCTATATACTCTATTTATGCCAGCTTTCCTAAAACGCGCTAAAGGCATTGCAACAATAAAGTCCCATGCTTTAGGTGGAACATATAGATATTGTCCTATAACACGTTGCATATTATATCTTTTCCATAAAGGTTTAAAAGACATAAGGTTCCTTCTTTTCTTAAGAAACTCAAAATTTATCCTTGGCTCTAACTTAGCTCTGATAGTAGTTGCAAGTTCATCCCCCTGTGTTCCTGGGTTCATTACATACTTAAACAACTCATTCATTAGCTCTGCTCTGTATAAGGGTGGCAAGTAATGAAAGTTTAATCCTTGAAAGTAATCTTTTTGTTCATATACATTCATAACCAATACAACAGGATACATGTCATAATAATTAGCACTTGCTTTTGATATAGGATTTCTGTAATTAAACATATACATTCTACCTGGTAATAATCTTTTAGTTCTACCAGCTCCTTGTAATAATTGGTTAGGATTAGTTTTAGCTTCTTCTTCTCCAAGCTGTCTCATACGTTCAATAGGATCACCCTCGAACTTTTGATAGAGGTCTCTCATAGATTTGAATTCAAAATCGAATTCTTCTGATGTCATATCAATAGCTTTTTGGAAAAAATATGCTGGCATTATCCTATAACTCCTAATTCATCCTGCGTCATGATCATGAATTTCATACCTTTATTCTTACAATACTCTTGTGCTACTTCAAATTTTCTTTGATTTACTGCAAATGTTCTCATCTCTCTTAAGTATTTTACCGTTTGTCTTTTACCTTTTTTAGGCGGAATAAGTTGTTGTTTTGGCTTAACTTCTATAACTAATTGATCTCCATTGTCCTTTTCAACCCAAAAGTCCGGAAAATATCTATGCATTCTTCTATCAATAGGGCTTCTATATGGTATACAAAACTCTTCAGATGACCAATTTACTATCTGACTATGAGAATCTAGGTATTTCATTAGTTTGAACTCCCACAAACTTCTATAAATAATATTAGAAGAGTCACCTTTATACTTAGAAGGATTGTTTGGTACAAATTTTCCGGAATAAGCCATAAAGGTATTTATTAGAGAAAGTATATGGCAGATCCAAAAACAGGTGGAACCGGTGAGTTCAGAGCAGGTAGACCTAAGACTGGAACAGTATTTCCAGAACAAGCAATAAACACTAGAAAAGCTGAACAGAGAGAAATAGGAACAATGAGCTTTCCTAGTGATCTTGGTGCACATCAATTTATAATGAACTTTGTAAAATATAGTATTAACAATAGAGGATCTAATGATTCAGTTGTAGAATCAATTGCACTTCCTTTACCTGGTCAAGGAATAGTTGATAAGAGTGGAGTAAAATATAATGAGGGTGAACTTGGCTTAGCAGGTGGAACAGCTTTAGGTGCAGCGTCTGGTGTTGCAAAAGGATTTGAAAATCTTCAAGGTAGAGAATCAGTACAGACACCTACTCTTGGTGGACTTGCTAAAAGTTATATTGAAGGAACTGCTGCTACATTAAGAAACATTACTAAACAATTTGAAGGTGCAGAAGGAGCAGCTGGACAGTTTTTTGGAAACGTAGTTAACCCTCACGTTGTATTGTTATTTGAAAATGTTGGCTTAAAACAATTTCAATTTCAGTGGAAACTGTCTCCAAGAACTGTAGATGAATCAAACACACTTAGACAAATGATTTTTAAAATGCAAGAACTTTCTCATCCAGAACAACAATCAAGAGGAAACACATCAAACTTTTTCTTAAACTATCCACACCAAGTAGATTTGTACTATGCTGGTGTAAATGAAAATCTTCATTACTTTAAGAGATGTGCTATTACAGCTATGGAAGTAAACTATCAACCAGAACAACAAAACTTGCTTTTTGCAAAAACTGGAGCTCCTTCAGTTGTTGACTTAACTTTAGGATTCCAAGAGACAGAAATATGGACAGCTGAAGATTACAAAGAGGCAGCTGCAGCAATAAAAGGTAGTGGAGGTAATTCAATATAATGGCATCAAGAGGATACTTTACTAACTTTCCAACAATTGAATATGCTGATAAGGTTGCAAGAAATTTAATTGCAAGACCAAAAGTAAAAGAATTTGTTTTAAATAATCCAACCTCAATATATGATTATGTAATTAAAGATGGTGAGAGACCAGATACTATAGCAAATGACTATTATGGCAATCCTAACTTTGCATGGCTCGTTATGTTAGCAAATGATATGACTGATCCTTATTATGATTGGCCTCTTGATCAAAGGGCATTTGTTAAGTTTATAATTAGTAAGTACGGTACAGTAGCAGCTGCTAAAGCACAAATACTACATTACAAAAGAACATATACAGCCAACGAAATAAAAGGCAATCCTGCTTTAGAAGGAAAAAAGTTTATTATTTCAAAAGAAACATTTGATAACAACATGTTTCCAGTAGGTACTGAAGGCAGTAATTATGTTCCTGTTTATGCATATAATCATGAAGATGAAAAGAACGAAGCAAAAAGAACTATAAAATTAATTGATAGAAGGCTAGCTTCTGAAGCATTTACTAAACTCAGAGAAGCTATGATAGAGAATGTATAATGTCAAATCCAACAGCAAATCATTACGAATTATCTGAAGATATAATACTTAATTTTGCAAAAGGTACTGTTAATCTTACAGATTCGTTTACCAATATTCTTATTGAAGAAGATTTATTCAAACCATCTTTATCATGTACTTTAACTTTAATTGATGCTACTGACAGTTTAGGTGTTGTTGATTTTGATGGCACAGAAACATTTAAAATAACATTTAAGAGTTTAAGAGAAGATGATGAAGAAATCTCTCTAACCTTTAGAGTTTACAAAGTAAACATTGAGATTTCAGAAGAGAAGTCTGATATAAAACTGTATAACTTACATTGCGTTACACCAGAACATTACACTCAAGCAATAATGGATATAAACCAATCATTTACTGTTCCCATACACGAAGCAGTAGAAAGTGTATTTGGAAGACTTGGATCTGAAAGAAAACTAGAAACACATAAATGTACAGGAACCTATACATACATTGTACCAGGCATGACTCCTTTTGAAACATTTGAGTTTTTACAAAGAAGAGCATATGACTCAAAGTTTAGATCATCATTGTTTACATTTTATGAAGACGCTGACGGATATCATTTTAAAAACATTGAAAGATTAATAGGTGAAAATAAAAAAGATGCTATACCATATAGATATTCACCTAATGCAAACATGACTACAGAAGACAATGACCCTATGACAAATATAGAGGGATTAAAAATTGAAGCTAATAAAGATGTCTTAAAGAAGATAAAGTCTGGAGCATATGCAAATGCAGCTAAAGAACTTGACCTTATCAACCAACGAGTAAATGTTTCTACAGTACAAGTAAAAGAAGACTTCATTACATTTGAACACTTAGATGATGCAGCAATGTCATTAGATTCAAAAGCTATAATAGATGAGAGCTTAAATGTAATAAACAGTACACAGTGGTTAAATAAAACAAACGAAGAAGATGACAAAAGAGCCATATTAATACCTAGAAGAAAATTTTACTTTGATTGTCTCTCTCAAGTTGAAACACAAATAGTTGTTCCAGGCAACTCTAATCTTAGAGTAGGAAAAGTATTAGACTTAGATATATTAGAATTAGCTGCTAATGAAGATAAAGGTCAAGAGCCAAAAGTGTCTGGTAAATACTTAGTAACGAGACTTATGCATGATCTAGGTCAAGGCTCATACAGATGTTCTATGATATTAAACAAAGAAAGCTATAATGCTAATGTAGAAGATTTAACTAAAAATATTGTGGTGAAAAAATAATGCAAACAGGTTACGGATCATTTACTAACTTTAGAAATTTCGTTGGAGTCGTTGAAGATAGAAACGATCCAGATGAATTAGGTAGAGTTAAAGTAAGAATATACTCAGTTCATACAGAGGATAAATCGGCATTACCTTGTGAGGAACTTCCTTGGGCAATGGTATTACAGCCAGTAACATCAGCAGCCATGAGTGGTATAGGTAGATCGCCAACAGGAATTGTTGAAGGAACCTGGGTGTTTGGTGTGTTTATGGATCAAGGAGAGTTTCAACATCCATTGGTGTTAGGAACCTTAGTAGGTAAACCATCTAATCTACCTAGTGATGAAGGATTTAGTGATCATAAAAATGAGGTATATCCTTTAAATAACCCTTCAATTTCTATAATAGGTGAGTCTTCTGTAAGTAGATTAGCTAGAAAAAATGCTGAAACACACCAAGTTTTAACTAAAAAAAGA